ACACCCAATCCCTTTTTGGCCATTTGCAATGGGAATGGGGTGGTGAATCCTTGGGTGGCCAGCCCATCGGATACCCTGGCAAAAGATTGGCGGGTGGTGCTTTAAGTCAAAATGAACCCCAATGATCCGGAATATTGGCTTTTGCTGTATGCCATTGGCTATGCATCAAGTAATGCCGGTATGTACCTTGCCCGTTGGATTAAAACCCCACATAAAAACTAAGGTGATTCTTTGATGAATGAACAAGAATTAGAAAACAAAATAAACGAAAAGGGCTTAAACGCCCCACGGTTAACCCCAGATCACATTGATTCATCGATCCGTGAAATCCACTTTTTGCTTTTGCCAGGCACCACCACCACAGTGTGTTATTTGATCCTTCAGAACGGTCACACGGTTGTGGGTACAAGTGCATGTGTGAGCCCGGAAAATTTTAACTCTGAAATTGGTGAACAAATTGCCCTGAAAAATGCCCGGGAAAAGATCTGGGAATTGGAAGGCTATCTGTTGAATCAACGGTTATATGAGCAAGCCTGACTAAAAAATGTATCAATCACGGTATTTTCAGCCAATTGAATACATGTGCCCTTGTTGTGGCCGCGATGATATGCGGCCTTTTTTTTTGGAAAAGCTGGATTTGTTGCGGGGTTTATGTGGATTTCCCCTGATTTTATCCAGTGGCGTGCGCTGCCGAAACCATAATGATCAGGTTGGTGGTGGTGAGTATTCAGGCCATGTGGAACGATTGGCTGTTGATATCCGCTGTACCCATGCCAACGCTTACACACTGTTGAAACACGCCACCATGATTGGTTTTACCGGTATTGGCATTAAACAACATGGGCCGGCTGAAAAGCGGTTCATCCACCTTGATATGTGTGAACCCCTAAACCAACGCCCACGGCCCACTATTTGGACTTATTCACCCTAGAAAAGAGGTAACACCCAATGAAAGGAATGAAACCGGCCAAAAAGAAGTGCAAAGGCAGTAAGAAAAGAAGCCAATCAGGAAACAAAACCGGAAGCCATTACGGAAGTAAGCCAGGAAGCAAAACCCCATAACCCCAACAAAGGGTGGGGCGAAAACATCATAGAAACCCTGAAACCGGAAAGCCTGTTTGATCTGCAGGATCTTTTCTGGGATCGAAAACAGGGCATTGATAAAACACCGGCCTTCACCTGCAAAGTGGTTCACATAATGCGGGAAGAGGATCCAGGCTTGCTAGACTACCTAAAAGAAAGACGTAAAAACGAACATCAGGAATAGGTGATTCATGTTACTGACGATTGCAAAAATACTCATAGCGTTTTTAAGTGTGTGCGGCGTGTATCTGATAGCCGGTGCATTTTATTTGGCGTCACAAGGTGCCAATGCAAACCCAGTGCAACCGGATGATATCAATACGGCACAAGATGCCACCGAAGCTGTTTTGCAAGTGACGTGGGAACGACCTACCAAATACGTGGATGGCAAGGATCTGCCAATTGAAGACATTAATGGTTACAACCTTTATCACACGGTGGATGGCGGTAAAGTGGCCTATACGGGGTGGATATCCGAAAAAGGTGGAACAACCCAATACAACTACACACCCACTGCATCGGGGCGATTTTGCTTCCACATGGAAACCGTAACGCATTCTGCAGGTAAAAGTGCCAAAAGTGATCCTCCGGCTTGCATTGATTACGTGGAAGCATTGCCGGAACCGGAAACACCGGTTGATCCAGAAATTCCACCAACACCAGTGACACCGCCTATTATCAATAGCCCTTGTGGGCCCAACACGGTGGAAGTGAAGCAACTTTCATGGTTGTTTAATGACACAAAAAAACGCTGGATGATGTGATGATGAATTGGCGTGATGTGGGTGAATGGATCAAAGACAATGCCGGAAGTGGTGCGGCGTTAGTGGGCTCATTACTTACCGGCAATGTACCCGCGGCCATGGCGGCTGGTATTGGTCTGGTGGCCAGTGCCACTGGGGCCGATGATCCGCAAAAGGCCATGGAAATCTTTGCCGCGGATCCAAATGCCAGCATCAAGCTTAAAAATCTGTATTACGACAATGAAAAAGACATTCGCCGCCACATTGAAACCATCAAGCTGGCTGAACTGGAAATCGAAGCCACTATACACGATCAAACCCAACACACCATAAGGGCCGGAGACAGTGCCACAGACAAGATTGTGCGCTTAACCCGGCCAAGCCATGCCACCATTTCCTTGATGGGCGCAATTATGTATGTGTTCACCCAATCAGCCATTAATGAAAGTGTGTTGTATGCATTGTTGGCTTTGCCTTTTACTTATGCCGGATTGAGACAAATTGGAAAGGGGATTGATTCATTTACCACAAGACCTGAAACCAAGGGGCGTGTGCCTTAACCATAAGAGGGTTTTCTATGGCCTTAAAAACGGAAGTGCCTGTGAAATGGGGCCAAAACCAACGGCGTTGGCATATAGATCGTACTATTTCCATAAGTCATATCATCAGTTTTGTGATGATGTTGGCGGCCGTGTTTGTTGCTTTTTACCGGATGGAAAATCAGGTGGAAATCAATTCCCAAAATATCCGCTATTTGCAGGAAAGCATCATCGAAATCAAAGCCCGGGCCGAACAACAACGGCGGGAAATTAAAAGCGATTTTGTTAATATTCAGCAAAAATTAGATCGGATTATCACCAAAAAGTAACCCATGGCGTGTTTTTTTATGAGCAATTTCCCGCACTATAAAAAGGCGAAAACGGCGGATTTAATCCCTTATGCCAATAACGCCAATCAGCACAGTGATGATCAGATCAAACAGATTGCCGAATCCATCAAAGCTTTTGGTTTTATGAACCCCATCATTGTGGATGCCAAGGGCATGATCCTGGCTGGCCATGGGCGTTTGTTGGCGGCTCAACAATTGGGCTTGGTGGATGTGCCCATACTGGAAGCCAAACACCTGACAGAAAGCCAGAAACAGGCCTACATTCTTGCGGATAATCAATTGGCCCATAATGCCTATTGGGATACGGGATTATTAAAAATTGAATTAACCGCGTTGATGGATGCGGATTTTGATTTGGCAATATTAGGCTTTGATGAAGATTTTGTGGCGGAATTGATAACGGATCCATTACCGGCCCCCATTGAAGATGATGATGAGGATGCCCCCATAAGCCATGATATTACTTGCCCTAATTGTGGTGCCACTTTTGCCAAAGATCGTGGCCAGTAAGCCCCTGTTATGGCCAGACGCCGCCATGAGCCCACCGACAAAACCCGGGCGGAAGTTTCTGCGCTTTCTCAATTTGGCGTTACTGAAGCCGATACGGCCACCTATATTGGCATAGATGCCAAAACGTTACGGAAATACTACCGGGAAGAGCTGGATAAAGCTCACATAAAAGCCAATGTGAAAGTGGCCAATGCGCTGTTCAATCAAGCGGTGAACAAAGGCAATGTGAGTGCACAAATCTTCTGGCTCAAAGCCCGTGCCGGATGGAGTGAAAAAAATGATGAAGATCTTGCCCTGGATCGACAATTGAAACGAGCGCAAATCCAAAAAGTACAAAAGGAATTGGAACTCTTAGAGCAAAGCCCCAAAGACCACAACACCGTGGCCGAATTGTTGGGGCGTATCATCGACAACATGCCGGATTAAATAAAAAGGACATTCTGTGGATTCCTGCAATACCTTTAAAACCCATCTGAAAGCCTTGGACAATACCCGGCAATCCAGTAACCGGGTTTTATCCTGCATGCCTTATGCGGTGAAGGTGGCCAAGCAATATGCCAAAGGTAACGTGGATTTACTGCAGGATTATATACAAGACGGATATGAAGGACTTCTGGTGGCTAATGAACGTTTTGATGAAACCCGTGGCACCACTTTTCTGACCTTTGCGGCGTGGTATGTACGGGCTTACATTCAACAAGGGCAACGGAAAAACGCCTATTGTGTGGCGGCCACTAATCTATACCAGAATAAGAACCTGATCCATCAACCACGACCACCCAAAGCGGTGGATCTGGAAGATCAGACGATCATGGATGCACTATCCACGGATTTTGAACTGGATCCGGATTGGCATGATGTGATGAATTGCTTGCCTTTGGAATTGAGCCAATACTTGGCATTACGGCTGAAAGTGGAAAATATCAGCGATTTGGAAGCCATTACCGGTGAAAGCCGGGGCACGTTATACAACAAAAAGCTGCGCATTCTTAAAATCATGAGTCAATAACCATGACTGCCATGTACAACAGCGGCCATTTTGCTTTGGATCGACAGCGGGCCCGCTGGTACCCTTTGATTGAACATCCAACCCAACTGGCGTTGGTTCAGGCCGTACCCAACGGGATCCGCTTTCCACTGGTTCCCGCGGGGCGTAGAAGTGGAAAAACGGAACGCTTCAAACGGTTTTTAACAAAACAGGCTTTTAAAACGCCAGGCATGTACTTTGCCGGTGCGCCTACGTTTGGCCAGGCCAAAAAGATCTTCTGGAAAGATCTAAAAGATTTCTGTCTATCGTGCATGTTGAGGCGCAAACCCAGTGAAAGCGATTTAATTATCTTTCTAGATAATGGCAGTGAACTTCATGTAATCAGTTTTGACAACCCCACCCGGTTTGAAGGCATTCCGTGGGATGGTGGCGGTATTGATGAATTTGCCGACGTGAAGCCGGAAGCGTGGGAAGCCCATATATACCCGGGCCTGAACACCATCAATCCGCTTAAACCGGATTACCGGGCATGGTGCTGGTTATTGGGCGTACCCGATGGGTTAAACCATTATTATGATCTGTGTCAGTCAGCACAGGCCGGTTTGGATCCGGCATTTGAGGTGTTTCACTGGAAAAGTGCGGAAATATTGCCACCGGATGTAATCGCCACACTGAAGCGCACCATGAGTGCCAAGCAATTTAGGCAAGAATTTGAGGCCAGTTTTGAAACGGCCACGGGGCGCATCTATGAAGACTACAGCCCGAAAAACCACACCCAAAGCCACATAAGCCCCCATGAAGCGCTTTTGTGGATGCATGATCAGAACTTCACACCCTTATCCAGTGCTATTGGTGTGCGTCGACATAAAGCCAGTGACGCCAAAAACGCACCGGGCAATAATCTGTATTTGCTGGATGAAATTGTATTAACCAGTGCGGTGAGCAAGGAAAGTGCCCTGGAATTTGTGGAGCGTTATAAAAACCACCAGAACCGAAATATCACGCTAT